TGACTTCAGATTGTGTAACGGCATTTAAAACATATCGTGCGAGTGTACGCACTATTCGCAAAACAAACCCAGCCAATCCAACTTGGCCTGATGCGCCAGAAGAGGAGTGGAGCTAATGCCATACATAGGACGCAGCCTCGGCGATGGCGTAAGAGCTAGATATATCTACGCAGCTACCTCTGGGCAAACAACATTCAGCGGCAATGATGCTAACGGCATAGCCCTAGCTTATTCAGATACTTTATACATGGATGTTTACCAAAACGGTGTGCTTCTCAAGCCTGTTACGGACTACGCTAGTACAACAGGCACAAGCGTTGTACTAACAACAGGGGCAAGCACTGACGATGTTGTCGAGATGATTGTTTACGACAGTTTTGCTGTAGCTGATACTGTTAGCGCAGCTAATGGCGGTACGTTTAGCGGCAATATGGCAATGGGCGGCACGCTTGGTGTTACTGGTGCAGCCACTTTATCTAGTACACTAGCTGTTACAGATGATGCTAATTTTGACAGCGGCACATTGTTTGTTGATGCGAGTGCAAACAGGGTTGGCATTGGCACTACAAGCCCAAGTCAACTATTATCTATCGTAGATACTAACGCACGAATGGAAGTGATTTCTTCTGTGGGCGGAACATCAGTCATAGATATGGGTACTACGTCTGACGCGGATGCAGCAGGTGTTCGTTACGCGAGTGGAACTGGCGCAATGTCATTCCGTGCGAATGGCGATGAGCGTATGCGTATAGACAGCAGCGGGAAGGTGGGCATTGGTACTTCAAGCCCAAGCGCACATTTACAAGTCGAAACAAGCGCAAATTCACCTGTTCTTATTAAAAGCACATACGCAACCGGCGGTTATGTTCAGCATGATACTGGTGCAAATGGTGCAAATATTGGTTACGTAGGTTGTTCTAATGCTCTGGTAAATACGGGTGGGACAGAAAGCCTTACTGACTTTGCTATCAGGTCACAAGGTAATCTGGTGTTTAGCACCGGAGGCGGTACGGAACGAATGCGTCTAACCAGCACTGGTGCTTTAAGATTATTAGCTTTGCCATCTGGTGCGGGAAACGCAGATTTGAGGGTTAGCACTACGGACGGAGGTGTTAGTTTCGATACTTCTAGTAGATTAGTAAAAGAAAATATTGTTGATTGTCCGTATGGCCTTGCAGAAGTAGTGCAGCTTCAGCCAAGAAAATATTTAAGGACAGATGACGAAGCGCAAGAAGTTGGGTTTATTGCAGATGAGGTTTCTGAAATCCTGCCTGAGTTTGTCCCAATGATGCCGCGCAGTGTATTCACAAAGAAGGATGAAGATACAGATTTAGTAGCAGGGTCTGTTAATTATTCAAAGCTAACAGCGGTTTTAACAAAAGCTATTCAAGAACAGCAAGCAACAATCACAGCACAGCAATCAACAATCACAGCACTTGAAACAAAACAAGAAGCACTTGAAGCCCGAATTAGCGCGTTGGAGGCAGGAGAATGAGCAAAGCAGCAGAACTAGCCGCATTGATTGGTTCAGGTCAGGCGCAAGAAAATAAAAATCTTGTTATCAACGGTGCGATGACTGTTGACCAGAGAAACCAAACGACCACTGCAACGGGTTATACAGTAGATAGATTTAGTGTTGCAAAAAGTAATTTTGACGAACTGGTTATAGCTATAACACAGGACACAGATAACCCTTCTGGCAATGGATTTGCACATTCTTTAAAACTTGCAGTTACAACAGCAGAAAGCGCAATTGCAGCAGACGAATTGTTGTATCTCGACACCAGATTTGAAGGTCAAAATATTCAACATTTATGCTACGGTACATCGTCTGCAAAAAGTCTTACTTTATCTTTTTGGGTTAAATCACCTTTAGCTGGAAAACACTCAGTAAATTTTTATCAATCAACACCTGTTCGCAGTAACTTGCAAAGTTATACAGTTTCATCTGCAAACACATGGGAATACAAGACAATTACTATTGACGGAGATACGTCTGGCAATATAGCAAATGATACCACTGCTGAAATAATTTTGTTCTGGCCTTTAGCTGGTGGGTCAGATTATCATGGTACTCCTCACACTGGTTGGGGTGCTTATACTGGAACAGACGATTTTATGTTCAGTGACCAAGTTAACCTTGCTGGACAAACAGGTAACTTTTTTCTTACAGGTGTACAGCTTGAGGTTGGAGAAGTAGCCACGCCATTTGAGCATGAGGACATAGGTACTACGTTAGCTAAGTGTCAGCGGTATTATGAGTTGTGGGGCTGTGGTATTTATGTAGGCTCAACAACGTATGGGCTAGTAGGCGTAGAATACAATGATGGCTCAAACTGGTGTGAAGTTGAGTGGCAAGTAGAAAAGCGAATGGCTACACCAGTAATAGGTTTTATTAATGGTTTTAATTGGAGTTCTACTCCCACAAACAGTAATGTTGGAAAGCATGGCGCACAATTCTATAAGGCTGCTTATTTTCTCGCATCAAGTAGCACAAATGTAGGTGGCTCACCAATACTTGAAGTCAAAGCGGAGTTGTAAAATGTATCATCTTTACACATCAGCAAAGTATATAAAAAGACACGATATAGACGGAAATCCTACTAACGAAATAGGTATGATTGAAGCCGTGAAAAAAACTGATGGTTGTTGTGATTACATAGTAAATCAAGAAGGTAATGAATATTATGCAGAGCTTGAGAAAGCGCACAATGACACTGACATTGACTTCACCATAGCAGATGCGGATTAATGAATGGAGCCGATAACAACAGCTATTGCTGCGGTTACTGCGGCTTCCAATGCTATAGGGTTTATCAAGGCACGCATCAATGATGTTCAATCTGTTGCAGATATTTCAGACCAGATCGGTACGTTATTCTCAGCGCAAAAGAAACTCAATGAAGAACGTAATAAGCAAGCTGGTGTTGGTGACATCAACATCCGTAGTTCAATTGATGCAGTTCTTGAAGCTAAAAAACTTAATGAGCAAATGCAAGAAATTGCTACGATGATTAATATGCGTTGGCCTAAACCAGCGGATCAACCAAGCACATGGCAAGAGATTCTAAATCATCATAATCAGAAACTTAGGGAACAAAAGGAAGCGGTTAAGAAAGCGCAAGTTGAAGCGGCTCGTAGGCAACAAGAAATATCAGAGACAATTAAAACGTGTGCAATTATCTTCTGTGTACTCCTGGTAGCAATCTTTTTATTTGCTGTGATGTTTATGACAATAGCTCGTAGTGTTGAGGGGGAAGGTTATGATTACAGTCGAACAGTTTTTGAGATGGAAAGTTCTGCCACGTTTTATGATGCTGGCTAGTACAGTTATGTCTTGGCGTTGTGCAGAGTGGTTCATGTCTCTCGAAGACCCAACAGCATCACAGTCAGCTTTTGTCAGTGTTGTAATGGGGGTGATGACAGGTGTTTTTGGTATCTGGATGGGGCATGAACACAAGAAGGATTAGTTATGTCGGATGAAAAGAAAAAGCCAGTATCTGTAACATTAGGTGAAAATAGTTTTGAACTGGTATTGCGAATACTAGGCAATGAGTTTGTAGCTATCAAGATTGGCTCAACTAACTTTAGTGGTAAGTTAATTGCTGGCGGTGTACTGCTTTTGTTTTTCACGTTTATGCTTATGGAGGTTTTCGGTCTGTCACGCATTATGGGTGTTGAGTAATGGCTCACAAGTTAAATGAAAACACTGAATTATCTATGCCTATACGCAACCTGATTGCGATGGTAGTTGGCGCAGCGATTGGAACTTGGGCGTACTTTGGTATTATAGAAAGATTAAACAGCATAGAGAATACAATCATTTTGATTGAGGCAGATTTGGAACAGAACACAGAATTTCGTATTAAATGGCCGAGAGGAGAGGCCGGTTCGTTGCCAGCAGACAGTGAGCAATTTATGCTAATCGAACATTTGTCTGAGCAACTTGCAAAACTGCAAGAACAAATTGATGAAGGTCGTGCGCCACACGATCAACAACAAAAATTAACTTTAGATTTCTATGAGAAACGATTAACTAATATTGAAGAACAGATAGAAAAAATGAGGAACGGACAACGTGGTAACTGAAACAATTACACTGATACTCTATATGGGCGGTGATATTGCAGAGCATACCGCATTTGAGAAAATATCAAAATGTCTCAAGACCAAACGAAAGATAGAGAGAAACCTTTACAAGAAATCAACATCTGTCAGGTATGCTTGTGAAAACAAAACAGTTGTAATTGAAAAGAATGATGATGGTTCAAATTATATTGTGAGGATAATAGAATGATACAAGCATTAATAGGGCCAGTGACAGGGCTATTAGATAAATTTGTTGAGGACAAAGATCAGAAGAACAAGTTGGCGCATGAGTTGGCTACTATGGCTGATCGACACGCACAAGAGTTAGCCAAAGGCCAGTTGGCTATCAATGCTGAAGAAGCAAAGTCAAAAAATATTTTTGTATCGGGCTGGAGGCCGAGCGTGGGTTGGTGCTGTAGCCTAGCCTTATTCGCGCATTTTTTAGTTTTTCCTACGATGGATGTGGTCACCGCATACATGGGCATTGAAGCAGTGGCATATCCAGCTTTTGACATGGATAGCCTGATGACTGTATTATTAGGATTATTGGGCCTTGGTGGGATGCGTAGCTTTGAAAAATACAAAGGGGTATCTAAGTGACGAAGCGTAAATTTGCAAAGGTTCCAAAGACAAAAGGCGGTGTGCCAAAGAAGTATGTGCGTGGGGCAAAAAACCCTAAGAAACGAGAGGCAGAGATAAAGCGCACTGCCAAGCTGTATAGACAAGGCAAACTTACACCAGCTATGATGGATAGGATTAGCAAGCAGAGGAGTCGCGGATAATGTCTAGGTTTGCAAGCATTTCAGGTGCATCACGGTATTCCAAAACAACTCTTAATAAGGTCTACAAACGTGGGCTTGGTGCGTACTATTCATCAGGTTCTAGGCCAAAGACCTCTGCCCATGCTTGGGCTATGGGTAGGGTAAAGTCTTTTGTGTCTGGCAAGGGCGGCGCAAGGAAGGCTGACTCAGACTTGCTACGAGGTGGCGCAAAAAAGAAAAAACCAGCAGCGAAGAAAAAGAAATGAACAAAGATAGACTCAGAGAAGAGATAGCCGAAGATGAGGGCTGTAAGTACGAGGTGTATTTAGATCACCTTGGCTTGCCTACTTGCGGCATTGGTCATTTGATTACCGAAAATGATGAGGAGCATGGCAAACCTGTTGGAACAACAGTTGAGCAAGAGCGTGTTAAGAAATTGTTTGCACTGGATATGTCTGTGACAATAGATGAGTGCAAAGTATTGTACCCTGACTTTGACGATATGCCAGAAGAATGCCAGCATATAATAGCTAACATGATGTTCAACATGGGCAGACCTAGACTCAGCAAGTTCAAAGGCATGAAAGCTGGCGTTGACGCAAGGGATTGGGACAAGGCGGCAGATGAGATGGTAGACTCGCGGTGGTACACTCAGGTTCCCAACAGGGCTAGACGTTTAGTAGATCGGATGAGAGCATTGGCAGATGGCTAAGACACCAGCATGGCAACGAAAAGCTGGCAAGAACCCCAAGGGTGGCTTGAACGCTAGGGGTCGTGCGTCTGCTAGGCGGCAGGGCATGAATCTAAAAGCCCCTGTTAAAAAAGGTGACAACCCTAGAAGGGCTAGTTTCCTAGCTCGTATGGGTAACATGAGGGGGCCAGAAAGAAAAAATGGGAAACCCACTAGGTTACTCCTGTCTCTCAGGGCATGGGGTGCAAGCAGCAAGGCTGATGCAAAGTCGAAGGCGGCTGCAATATCAAAGCGCAACAAAGCTAAGAAAGGAAAGAAGTGATGTACGGCAAGAAGAAAAAAGCAGGAGCCAAGAAGAACGGATTGACCGCTAAACAAAAGACTTTACCTATGGCTCTTCAAAAAAAGATTATGAAATCAAAGAAGAAGCGTTAGTACAAAGGCTCTCCACCATTTGATATATAGTGAGCCAAGCACTCAATAACGTGTGGCTCACTCGCATACCAACCTTTCTCTTCTCCTTTGAGGGGTATGATATACTTTGCCTTATGTGGCTCGTAACCATGTTCTTTGAGTATTCGGTACAAACCCCAGCCCTCAAGTATCAGGGCTGCGTAATAGTCCCTCGCTACTACCCTTGCTTCCTCTATAAGAACTTTGTTTTTTAACTGAACAACCGTTTGTGCCATGACACAACAACTCCCCTAATCCATTTATAATCCAGTACCCACTCTCTAAAGACATTTCTTTGTTGCACATTTCGCAATAAACGCTAAATCGCTCTACAAAGGCCGTAGAGTGGGTTCTGGACTTTTTACGCCTTACTCCCAAGGCATCTTCTCTTCAGCCTGTTGTGGGGCTTCCTGATGGCCTTCTGGGTAGTGTTTATTCTCTACCGCTTGGGCTAGTGGCTTCAAGCCCTCTTGTTTGACGCCATCTGTAATAGAGTCAGAATAGTTTTTGGGTACTCTTTGTCGGACGGTGAAGCTACAAGTTCCGTCATCGTTTATGAAAACAGAACCAGAGTAAGTGTTGTCTGAAGAAAGAGACACAAGATCAACTCGCTCCTTTAGTTTTGGGTTATACAGCCTCATGTTGCCATTGCTGTAATCAGGCTGACCATCTTTGTTCTTATCGTTTTCCCAAAGTTTAATTGATAAAACTGGAACCAACTCAAAATCTTTATCTGGGCTTTGCAGTTGACCATTATATTTCCACGGTTCTCTAGGCATTTTACACTCCTAATCTTTTCTGTGCAGCTTGTAAGCAAGGTGCTATTTGAGTTTTGTAAGTTTCAGTTTCTATGAACTTTTGTATTTGTGAGCCAAAGTGACCACCCCTTGTGTAGTCAAGGTATTCTTTTTGGGTTTTCATGTTTTTCCTGTCGGTCTTCATGGCAACCTCACGCCAGAAATCCCTTGCTTCCTGTTCAAGAGGATCGAACCCATTGTCATCAGGCTTGCTTTCTCCCTCTTGGCTCTCTGTTTCTTGGTTGGCTTGGGCTGCTTTCTCTTCTTTAGTTGGTACAAGGTCTGGATTACTTCTTTCAAAATTATCTGCCTCTTGTTCAGAATAAACAAAGCCAGCAACACCAAGCAATTTTAATATAACTCTGTCCTTGGCACGTTTTTCAGCCATGGCAAAAGGATAATTATTAGTGGTATTGCGCGGTGTGCTTTCACCTATAGACCATTCAGAGAAATCACCCAGGTAACCAGTGACACAGACCACCGCAATGTTTTTTTCTGCGTCTGTTTCAATAATCATTGGTGGATCAAACCTCATATTTTGTTTATGAGCAATACGCTCTAAGGCTTTGTGCAAAACAACTGGCGTACCTCGACAGTTCCATACAGCCCCTTTATCCATCTCTGGACTCATGCCTACATCTTCTAAGGCTTTGATAAGATTTGGCGGCAAGGTTCCTCTACCCATCTTTTTTCTCCATCAAGTCTGCGATTAGCTTCATAGCTGTAGTAAAAGCAACCATTTGCTCTAGCACCTTTGCCTCTAACTCATCGACTTTCATTTGCATCATATCAATGCGCTGTTGTGTTTCTTCATCCATTTTCTTTTGCCTTTTGTTTATCCATCATTGCAAGGTTAGCTGTATATTGATCAACAAACATTTGAGTAACTCTTTCGGTTTTATGCGCATCCGGTGCAGAATCTTCTGTTGGGAAATCATCCAAACCAAAGTGAATACCATGATCATCTGCAACAGCTTTTAGCCTTGCCATAAGCAAGCAGCTTCTTGACCAACCAAGCAACTCATCAATATTTATATCATCTGTAAAAGACTCTGTGTCGTCCCAAAAATGATGTCGGCTCCACTGTGTCAACAAACAAAACTCTTGCTTAGTAAGCTTGAGAGTTATCATTTGATTTGCGTTTGATTTGTTTTTTACGCCTTTTGGTCTACCCATTTTCTTCTCCCACATAAAATTCTGTTGCCCACATTACTAACTGACCACGGCCTGACTTGCCCTTGCGTTTGCGGTCATCAACCTTCACCAGTCCTTTTTCTTTTAACTGCTTGTATCTAGCGGTTACACTGCTGTATCGGTGATGCGATAGCTTTGCTAAAACCTGATCGGATATGCAGCCCTCTGCCCCAAAGTCTTGTATGGCCTCAAGAACGACTTGCTCCATGTGGCTTGTGTCAACGCTCTCAGCAGCCTCATGGCTTGTCGCTGGATCGTCTCGCCTAACCAGCTTGTGTGGCGGTGTATAGAATAAATCAAACATATCATCTGAGTCTTGTATCGTAATCATTTCCATGCTCCTCTTGCTAGTGCTAAAATTTCTGGCCCATGTCTTCTTTCTATCTCCATGAAATCTGGCTGAACCAAACCAAATAACGTGTTCCAATTTCCATTCGCTGCTTTAAATAGGTTTTCTGTAATCATCCAACTGCGAACAACATCCTCGTAAGTTTCTGCAAGACTATCCTCTGTCAGAGCCTCACAGTTTGTTTCATCCCAGATATGAAACCCTGATGCAGTGACATGAAGAAGCGATGGCTTTTCGCCTGTGGCTTTGTAATAGACAGACTGTTGCCAGATGTTCTGCCATGTGGGTTGAACGTCTGGTTTAGGAACACGCCATGTTCTTGTGCCATCTTTTTTGAGGGGGTTTCTTTGTGGTAGTTTGCACTTCAAGTCTGCCTGAAAGTTGCCACCGTAGTAGTCTTTAAAGAGCATAATCGGAACTTCAATCCTTGGATCGTGATGCCAAGTCTTATGCTCACCGTTTAATTGATTGATGCCGTTGCGATTACTCCACTCTTTTACAGCAGCAACAGCGTTGCCAAGCATGTCCGATAAGTAATCTCTAAATGCTTCATAGTCTTCTGCATCCTTGCCATCATCAAAGTTGCGAGGGCTATATTCATCATACAAAGACATCATGTGCCGCGTTGACTCTGCAACGTCCATTCCGTCTTGCTGGCCCTTCTCTGGATCAAAGTTATGCAATCCTAGTATGCAGTCGCTTCCCTCTTGGACAATAGAACCTGTTATCATTCTTGCTGACCCTGGAAACTGCATATTGTGATTGTGACGCAACCAATATTTTAGCATCAAAAGGTATTTCTCTTCTGTTCCTGACGATGCTGATAGATGGGTCAGGCCCATCTCTTTGAACCTATCTGGTATATTTTGCATATTATTTACCTTGACTGTTTTGCTAGTGTTGATAGAGTAACAGCATGTTACAAACTGTCAACAGTAAAGTTTGGTTTATGTTATGACATTGAAAGAATATCTTAAAATCAACAAGATAACGCAAAGCAAGTTTGCAAGGCGTTGTGGGATTACTCGCTCGGCAGTGTCTCATTTTGTAGCAAACAGACGCTATCCAAGCCCAGACGTTTTGCGTAGGATTATTTTAGCAAGCAACGGTGAGGTAAAGCCCAATGACTTTTTCAACGAAGCCATGTCGAAAGTGCAAAGGTAAAGGATTTCAGTATGTCAAAGATTACTTTGATCCAACAGACGTTGTGCCAGAGGACTGCGAGGAATGCGATGGCACTGGCGAGGTTTCTGATGTTATCCAAGTGGGTGATGGTTTGTTTGCGAGGCGGTTAGCCAATGGCAATTGCGTGAGGTGCGATACCTTTCTGGATGGTGCTTTGGAATGTAAAGTTTGTCATTTGGTGTATGGAGATAAACATGGACAGAAAAGATAATTATAAAGTGCCTACGATTGAAGAAATCAAAGAGGCTTTGCATGTGCCAGAGATAGATATTAAGTTTGATAATCTTGGGCGTGTAATCCGCAAAAAGAATCCAGCCAAGAGCGTTTTAAAGCAGAAAAAAAATGACAGATAGCAGACAGAAAGGTGCAGCGTTTGAGCGTCAGATTGTAAACTATATAAAAGACCATCTTGGCGAGTCATTGCCTGAGATGCCAAAGCGCAACCTCTCTCAATATCAAATCAAAGGTGAGGCTGACATTGTAATCCCTGGATGGTCTATTGAATGTAAGGCTTATGCCAGTGGCGCAACCTACAAACAGGCATGGTGGGAACAGGCTTGTGAGGCATCAGGCGATAGGTTCCCAGTGCTGATATACAAGTTTAACAACAGGCCAATCCGTTGCGTCATACAGCTTATGGCTGCGTGTCGTTCTTTCTCTTATGATCCAAAGCTTGTTGCAGAAATGTCACTATCAACTTGGGTTCAAGTGGTCAGGGAAAGTTATGGGGTTGACAAGAAAAACTGACTGGATAAAATCGAGCTTGCTCGTTAACACTAGTCTAGTCTTTAACTAGACTCAACTCAAAACTAGCAAGCAATAAATATATAAAAAAATAAAACTAGCCCAGCTTATAGACTAGGCTAGTTTTTGTTGTACAACTAGCTTGTGCTATCCTCTCTCTTTTGCTAGCTCAATATCTTTTTCTAAAATGACCTTTCTCTTTAAGCAGTTATGTAGAAGCCTGATTGAGTCTGGTATTGGTTTCTCGCCTGCCTCGTAATAACCTATTGTTCTCAGGCAAACGCCTAGCCTGTTAGCCATGTCAGTTTGACTAAGACCAAGCTGTAATCTTTCTAACTTGAAAGTTTTTGCATCCATGTTATAATCCTTTCTATTCCTATTTAGGGTTTTTTAGGAACGTACCTTTCATGTTTTGCTAGTGTGAAAGTGAGAGCCGCCATAGCGCAATGCTTTGGCGGTTTCTCTTTTAGTTTTCCATTTCAACAAAATCATAATTCATCCATAAGTCTTCCATCTCATCTTCAGTTATTGGGTGCATATCTTTTGGTTTGTCTGTATCCCAGCCCAGAATGACAAAGGTAAACTTTTTCATTGTCCAAGCTTTTTTGTGATATGTGTTTTCTGCTGGCACTTCTTCCCAGCCATAACAATATCGATCAACAATCTTAATGTATTCCCATCCTAAATTTGTTTGAGACTTGTCTCTTAATTTGAATATTGCGTTAATCATTGTTTTGCCCTCTCTCTTTACGCAGCACTTCTGCTTTCCATGTATTGCTTCCAATCCATTGAGCAAGCCACAACCCATTCTTCGCCTACTAAATCCCAAAGCAATGCGGCACTTTCTCTTTCACTGATAACTTTGTAAGCTATCAAGGCAGAAACTTGGCTATCATAGAAAAACATAGTGCCTTGCTTGTCTTTTGCTGTTGGTCTATCTGGCAACATTCTTATATTACTTTTATAATGTTCAAATCTTTCTCTTTGTTCATTGTAAAAGTTTTGGCAAGCGGTGTGCGACATAAACAAAACGTCATCAATATCAAATTCTATTACCATTGTTTTATCCCTCTCTCTTTTGCTAGCTAATTTTAGTTACGCGACAATGTGCTGCCGCTGTTACGTTAATAATTAGTATGTATTCGCCTTGCTCGTTTCTCTTGTAAGACAAGGCTAATAGATCACCACTTTGCGCTTGCTTCTTAATGCCTGATAGACTAACTCGCCTATCTGAACGCATCCTAGTGCGATAAAAATTTACATTGCATGGCGTTCCATCGTCATATTCGCCTTGTATCGTCACTTTATCGCCATTGGTCATTGTTTCCATATCAACGCCAAGCAATAGCGCAAGCCTTCGGATGCTGGCATTTGCATCAATGATATGTTTGTTAATCATGGTGTAAGTTAGACGTAACGTGCCAATATCAGGCGATAGGCTTTGTATTATCCTATCTTCCTTACGCTTTGTAGCTTCTTCATTTGATATAAACCTACTGATAAGTTTATTAGATAACGAGTGATTTACTTTCTTAGACATGATTTGCCCTCTCTCTTTTGCTAGTTGTGCCATTGCTGGCGATTTGAAGCCCACTGACAGCCCTCTAACCGTCAATGGGTAGTCGGTAGCCTATTTACCAAAGTGAGCCATTACAGCGTACCAAGTGTAACTTCGACTGCTTTCGATTCCAAACAACCACAACCAGTCAATAAAACCCATTATTATTAAGATTGTGATTATCATACAAAAACCGTTTAAAAGTTTCTCAGCCATCAAACTATCTCTTGTATTGCTTGCTTGATTCCGGTGCGGTTATAGATTGCCCCATCTGGGGTTTTTTCGCCTCCCCATTGTGCGACAAGAGCCTTCAATCCACGCACATAACCCAAACTTTTGACGGTATCTCTTGCCATGTTGTAAAGGTATTCATCGTTATTTATCCAAAGCGATACGTTCCAAGCGTTCCAACTTGTGTAACCATTATATTTTGCCATTTGTTTAACCTCTCTTGCTAGTGTTGTGGGCATTTGCCCCATCATTGCACAATCATTGCCATGCAATCATGGGGCAGCACGCGCAATGCGTGCCGCCTGTTGTTGTTTATGCTGCCTTGTTAGTTTCTTTGTGGTATAAAAAGTTTGCCATGTGCTGCAATTCTTCCAAATCATACCAGCGATGCGCATTTAATGGTGTTGTAAGCCGTTTGTTCCCTGCAAATGTGGCAAGGCAAGCTTGGTGTTTATGTTGGACAATATGCAAGTTACTTTTGCCCAGAATACGCAATAAAGCATTTAATCGTTCGCGTGTTGTTACTGTGTTCCAACCTGCAAGGGTTAAATGTATTGTGCGTTTGTGCCATTTTGTTTTGTGTAATGGCTGCAAGCTTGCTATAGGGTTATCGTGTAGCGTCATGTAAAAACATTCTGTGTTTTTTGTTTCGCCTGTTTTGTTGTTAGTCTCAACAAATCCTGTGCGTTTAACAGCGTCATTTTTCCCAGTACGTTTTACGGTACGATTTAAAAATGCGAATACTGTGTTTTTGCTAACTTTTCTCATTGTCTTATCTTCCTTTTGCTAGTGTGATTATTTGATTAGAAACCATGTTTATTCATAAAACGAATTGATTGACAAAGGTCGTGAATATCAACCTTGTTCTTATCGGCAATATCTAAAACCTTACCTAAAGCAATTTGAAAATCTTTATCGTGCATTGTCTTTGCATGGTGCGATCTAAAAAACTTTAAGTTTGGTTCTTTGTTCATCGGCTCTGTTGTCATGCAGTCACGATAATCATTATGTCTTTGAGTCATTGTTTTAACCTTTCATTTGTTTTGCTAATGAGAGATAAGCACAGCGTGCATATACCTGTCAACAAAAAAAGACAATGAGTCGAAAAAAAATAAACCAAGGCTGAGAGCAGCATATATATAAGTATGGCATAGGGTGCTTATTTACTGTCAACAGAATGTATGTTATTAGTCTAACAAGTAGACAAGTAAAAGAGAGAGAAGAGGGAGCTTGATTTGTTTTGTTTGCTTGAGTTTGTAGCGTGTTTTAACAAATCTTGACCACACAGAGCTAAGGCAAATCAGGCACAACAAGCTTGTCACAAAACAAGTAAGGAGTAGGTAGGGGCGGGTCTATTTTTTGCCGTATGCCCAACACGCGCCGCCTCACTCTATATGTGTTAAATAGTCCTTTCCAACACACAGTCGGAGTTAGCATGGCTAGGTTTACAAGGTTTAAGAAAGAGGGTTTAGCAAGTTTATTAGGTGATGGTTATAGCTTGGTAGAGGCTTGTAGAGAGGTTGGTATTAGCCGTAGTGCTGTTTATAAGGTTATGAAGCAGGATGAGGCTTTTGAGAGTTCTATTAGGGAGGCACAGCGTCAGAGTGCTGAGAAGGCGTTAGAGGAGTTGGATCAGTTATATAGTGATGCTCTTCATAAGCGTAAGGACTATGATCCGAATGTATTGAGGGATTATGGTACTCATGTTAGGTGGAAGGTTAGTAAGATACTGCCAGAGCGGTTTGGGGAGCAAAAGGCTAGGGCTGGTGTTGAGGTTACTGACGGTGCAGTAAAGATACTGTGGGAAAGTTGATAATCTGTGAAACAGGTACGCATTCCTTATAAGCCAAGAGACTTGCAAGCAGAAATGCACAAGGGCGTAAAGCGTTGGAATGTGCTTGTAATGCACAGACGCTTTGGCAAGACAGTCTGGGCTGTAAATCATTTAATCAAACATTGTCTAGTTTGTGAACTACCGAGGCCAAGAGTGGCGTTTGTGGCTCCTACCTTTACACAAGCCAAGCGTATTGCGTGGGATTATGTGAAATATTACGCATCTGTGATACCTGGTGTGAACTTTAATGAAACTGAGCTACGAGTTGATTTTCCTAATGGCGGTAGGCTGATGCTGCTGTCTGCTGAGAACCCTGATAGTTTGCGTGGTATTTATCTTGACCTGTGTGTGTTTGATGAGTTTGGGATGCAAAACCCAAGGGTGTGGGGGGAGGTTGTAAGACCCGCCCTGTCCGACAGAGAGGGTGCGGCTGTATTTCTAGGTACACCAGCAGGACATAATCATTTTTATGATTTACTGGACAATGCCAAGGTTGAGACAGAGAATGGATCAGATCAGTGGTACTGGAAGGTTGTAAAGGCATCTGAAAGCGGTCTTGTGAAAGATGAGGAGCTTGAGGCTGCTAAGAAGCAAATGACCCCAGAACAGTATGAACAGGAATATGAGTGTTCCTTTACAGCGGCAATCATAGGGGCTTATTATGGAAAGTTGTTATCTGATGCTGATGATGACGGAAGGATTACTAGAGTTCCTTATGACCCCGCTTATCCTGTGCATACCGCATGGGATTTGGGTATAAACGACTCAACAGCAATTTGGTTTGCGCAGATATTTAGGAGTGGAGCGGTAAATGTCATTGACTACTATGAAAGCAGCGGTGTTGGGTTGGATCACTACGCTGAAGTCCTACGTCAAAAGGATTATCACTGGGGAGACCACCTCGCCCCCCACGACATCGAAGTCAGGGAACTCGGGTCGGGCAAAAGCCGCCTCGAAACGGCGTTCACGCTCGGCATCAGGTTCAAAGTCGTCCCGAAAATGAAAGTGGCTGATGGCATCAATGCTGCCAGAGTGCTGATGCCTAAATGCCATTTTGATAAGGATAAGTGCGCTGAAGGCATAGAAATGCTAAAACAATACAGACAGGAATGGGATGATCGTAGAAAAATGTTCAGAGATCATCCAAGGCATGACTTCACGTCTCATGCTGCGGATGCGTTTAGGTATCTGGCTGTTGGGTTGGAGAATAGACAAAGTTATACTAGACCCCCTCAAAAGGTCGCGGTTAATGAGTATAATCCGTTTACGTTATGAGTCACTCAAACGAAGATATAAGTGATGTTTTATATTTAATGAGTAGGAGTAATTTTCATAATTGGTATGGTGAAGAAGAGTTTGACAAATATGTGATCCCACCTTTGAAAGCAAATCAATTTATTATACTAAGAGATGAAGGCCGTGTTCCGTTTGTTTTTGCGTCTTGGGCGTTTCCAACCCATGACCAGGTAAGTCAGTATGTAAAAGAGTTGGAGTTTATGCCGGAAGGGTACGAAGGTGGGGGTGATATTCCTTGGGCGATTGACTTTATAGCAGAAGGCGGTAAGCGAAATATTGCACTGGGTTTTCGTAAAGTAAAAAATGTGTTATCAACAAAAGGGTACAATCAGTTGTTTTGGCTGAGAGCCGAAGCACAAAAGCTAGGCTTTCATCAGTGGGGTTAGGAGAATATTATGGGTAGTTTTTTTAGGCCAATTACAAAGACCTTTAAAAAAGTTACAAAGTTTGTAGATAAAAAAATTGTTGAGCCTTTAGAAAGGCCAGTAAAAAAAGTTGCTAAAGGCGTAAAAAATGTTGCTGATGAGGCATTTGAAGAACTGATTGAAAAGCCTTATAAGAAGGTAGCTGATGAAACCTTTGATATTGTGATGGGTACTAACAAGCAAGAGCGTAGAGCAATGCTGTATGGCGAAACGCCAGAGGTAACAGCAGAGGTTACACCAGAGGTAGTTCCAGATGATGAAACCTTGATTGCCTCAAGAGGCAGAGGTACAAGACGGTCAAAACGATCTGGTCAAGCTGGTACGATTATGGAAGATTATGGAGCTTTAAGTATTTCTCCAAAGAAAAAATCAGTAGAGAAGGCTTAGTCATGGGATTTTTAAAGCCAAAAGTTATCGTGCCGCCACCCCCGCCAGCTCTTCCAGAGGTTACAAAAATAGATCAGGAACGTGCGTCTGCTTTGGCGCAGGAAGCCATGACAGAAGAAAGAAAGCAAAGGCGAGGCAGAAAATCAACTGTTGTTGCTGGAACTGGTGCGCTTGGCGGTCAAACACAAGAATCAGGTGGCAAACCAACTTTATTGGGGTAAATCATGTATTCATCAAAAGATTTGATAGACCGTTTCAAGCATTACGAAGGACAACGGTATTATTGGGATACCCATTATCAAGACCTTGCTGACTATATGCTGCCAAGAAAGGCAGACATTGTAAGGCAACGCTCCAAAGGCGAAAAGCGAATGGAGTTGATTTTTGATGGCACAGCACTACAAGCTGTTGATTTACTTGCATCTTCTTTACACGGTATGCTCACAAGCGGTGCATCAGCTTGGTTTCACCTAACGCTTAGAGATGAGGAGCTTGGGCGTGATGAAGAGGTGCAGCGTTGGCTAGAAGATACAAGCCAGCGAATGATGAGAGCTTTTAACGTATCAAACTTTGAAACTGAAATACATGAGATGTACGTTGATCTCGTTGTGTTTGGCACAGGCTGTATGTTTGTGGAGATGGACGAAGAGAGTTTGCGTTTTAGCACAAGACACATATCAGAGTTTTACATAGCTGAAGATCAGTTTGGTTTAGTCGATACAGTATTCCGCAAATATAAAATACCAGCAAGGCAAGCTGTGCAAAGGTTTGGCATAGAAAGCGTTGGCGACTTTATTGCGAAAAAATTTGAGAAAAGACCAGATGAGGAAGTTGAAATACTGCACGTTGTTGTTCCGAGAGAAGAGCGTGATGTAACAAAAATTGATAATAAGAATATGCCGTTTGCATCTTTATACATAGATATGGAAACAAAGCAGACCATGACAGAAAGTGGTTTTGAAGAGTTCCCATACGTTGTGCCTCGGTTTCTCAAGGCAACAGGGGAAATCATGGGGCGGTCACCAGCTATGGTGGCGTTGCCTGATGTTAAGATGTTAAATCTTATGTCAAAAACCATTATACAAGCTGCACAGAAACAAATAGACCCACCTCTACTTGTTCCTGATGACGGATTTCTCCTCCCTGTCCGTACCCAGCCTGGTGGCCTCAATTTTTTTAGAAGTGGGACAAGGGATACAATTACGCCACTAAACACAGGGGCAAATATTCCAATTGGTTTGAACATGGAAGAACAGCGCAGAACAGCTATAAGGTCAGCGTTTTTTGTAGATCAGTTGCTTTCTGGTGGTGCGCCAAACATGACAGCAACAGAGGTAATGCAAAGGTCAGAGGAGCGGTTTAGAGTTATTGGGCCAGTGTTATCTAGGTTGCAAAATGAAATGCTACGTCCATTGATTGATAGAGTGTTTGCTTTGATGCTTAGAAAAGAATTGCTTGAGTCTGCCCCAGAGATATTGCAAGGCAAAGAGATTGATATTGAATATGTATCACCACTGGCTCGCGCACAGAAATCCAGCAGTCTTAATGGTACAATGAAAGCTTTGGAGATACTACTTCCACTGGCACAAGCAATACCAGTAGCCGATCATTTAAACCCAGATGGTCTGGTTAATCATGTGATGGAAAGCCTTGGTGTTCCAAAGAAAGTAGTCAAGCCACAAGATCAGGTTGATGCAGAAAGAGAACAGAAAGCCATAGCACAACAAGAGCAAATGGAGCGTCAGCAAGAACAGGAAGACGTTATGACAGCCGCCCAAGGCGCACAGGCAGTTAGGATGTTAGGAAATTGACAGGCCCGGATGAATTAAAAAAACTGAAAGTTATGTATAAAGATTTGTTTAGCGATCATGCTGGTAAGCAAGTGCTAGACGATCTTGAGGCACGTTGTAATTGGCGTACCTTGAGTTATGTAGCTGGCGATGCCAATGCTACAGCTTTTGAAGAAGGGAAGAGGGCAGTAATACTGCATATTTATAACATGATGAAAGAGGAGTAAAATATGTCAGAACAGGTTGCCGAACAGGTAGCCCAGCCAGAAACAGCAGCAGAGATTCAAACTCCTGCTGAGATTGCTTCTGGTGGGTCTGGTGACGGTTTCTTGGAAATGATACCAGAAGATTTAAGGGAGCATCCAAGTTTATCACCAATCAAAGACGTTCCAAATTTGGCACGTTCATACGTCAACGCACAAAGGCTTATAGGGGCCGACAAGGTGCCATTGCCAGAAAACCCTAGCGATGAGGACTTAGACAGGATAGCAGACCGTCTAGGGCGTCCAGAAACACCGCAAGGGTATGAGATTGAGGTTGATGGAAACATTGTAACAGAAAAAGTAGCTACAGAGTTTTCAGATGTAGCTCATCAACTCCGCATGACACCAAAGCAAGTTGCTGGTATTATGGATTATTACAGGACAACAACTCACGATGTAATCAACGAAAACTCACAAACATTTGAACAAGAAAAACAACAGGGAGAAGCTGTGCTACGTCAGGAGTGGGGGTTGGCCTACGATGAAAAAGTTGACAGAGCTTCAAACGTAGCAAAACAATTTGCTGGGGCAGAGGTGTTTGATTTGCCTTTGTCTGACGGTACAAGGCTTGGCAATCATCCAGAGTTCATTAAAGCGTTTGATGCAATAGCTGAGTTCCAGAAGAAAGCTACAAGTGAAGATACTGTGTCAGAAAATACATCAAGAAATGTTATGACACCAAAAGATGCACAAGCTGAGATTGATTCGATTTTGTCAAATCCTGAGTATCAAGATCGTAAAAACCCACAAAAACGTCAGAGGTTAGTGCAAAGAATGACCGAATTGATGGAGATGGTTCATGGATGATGAATTATCCCCATTGGCAATTCGATTAGAATGCCTTAGAATGGCGGTTGAGTTTGGAACCCAGCGTGATGTTCTTGATCCAGTTAAGCTGGCAGATAAATATCACGATTGGGTTACAGAGGGTAGCGGTGTAAGCCGTCCTAAAGACAACCGGAAAGACGGTAGCCGCAAGAGGGCTTAAAATTCTAGGAGTGTCCGTGTTGTCGGGTAGCAGTCTGCAAGTCAAATGTCATTTTGGTAAAAGGAGACAGAGATGTCTATTGAAGTAACCACGGCATTTGTCCAGCAATATTCTGCAAACGTGCAGATGTTATCACAGCAGAAGGGTTCTCTTTTGCGTGATGCTGTGCGTACAGAAAGTATGACTGGCAAAAATGCCTTTTTTGACCAAGTGGGGAAGGCTACTGCGCAAAAGCGTACAACCCGACACGCTGACACACCACAAATAGATACACCCCATGCAAGGCGTAGGGTAACTCTTGTGGACTACGAGTATGCTGATCTTATTGATGAGCAAGATAAAGTGAGAATGCTTATTGATCCAACCTCTGCCTATGCTCAAGCAGCCGCTTTTGCATTGGGTCGGGCGATGGACGATGAGATTATCTCAGCAGCATTAGGCACAGCATTTACTGGTGAGACAGGCAGCACATCAACTGCGCTTCCTGCTGGTCAGCAAATTGCGAATGGTGGTGCAGATTTAACTGTTGCAAAACTAAGGACTGCTAAAAAGACCTTAGACCTTGCGTCAGTTGATCCGTCAATACCGCGCTATATTGCTGTAGGGCCAGATCAGATTGAAGCATTGCTTGGTGATACAAACGTAACATCAAGTGATTTCAATACGGTAAAGGCTCTAGTGCAGGGTGAAGTTAATCAGTTCATGGGATTTAACTTCATAACTACAAACCGTCTGTCAAAAGCTGGCAACATCCGTTCATGTTTTGCATGGGCAGAGGATGGTCTTGCTCTAGCGATTGGTAAAGATGTAATGGCAAGAATAGATGAGCGTTCCGACAAAGGTTACGCAACGCAAGTCTACTATTGCATGAGCATTGGCTCCACTCGTATGGAAGAAGAAAAAGTTGTCCAGATTGACTGTGACGAATCAGCGTAAGGAGTGGTAAATTATGACTACGAAAAATTCAGACCTTGTAGCCAATTTTGAAGCCTCTCCTCAAGTTGCCAACGATAGCCAAGAGTTACACGGTGTTTTGCGTGTTGCTCAAGGTACGATTGCGTTAGCGGCTGGTGATAGCACTGACAATGATGTTGTCATGCTGGCTCCAATTCCAAGTAATGCCTCTGTTACAGCCATTCAGGTTGCGGCAGATGCTTTAGGCGGTAGCTGCACATTCAATGTTGGCATCTATCAGACAGATGGAACAGTTGTGGACGAAGACTTTTTTGCAACCTCGGTTGCAGATGGGACTACAGCCGTTGCCGACTTGAGAACTGAGGCAGCAGACATCAACACGATTGGTGCGAAACTGTACACAAATGCAGGAGCGTCATCCGATCCAGGTGGATATTACTACATAGCCGCAACATTCAATGCCACTGGTGGCACTGGCGGTGATATGTCGTTCATTATTCACTACGTTGTAAACTAAAATTAGAGGGGGCGTTATCGCCCCTTCTTCTTCAAGGAGTGTTTGATGCCCTCAGTTGTTGATATATGTAATCAGGCTATGGACTTGTTGGGGGCTGCGACTATCACAGACCTAACTCAAAACTCAAAAGAAGCCAGACTGTGTAACAGAAACTTTGGGCCTGTTAGGGATTCGGTTCTCCGCGCACATCCTTGGAACATAGCTATATTTAGACAAGAATTAGCAAAAGACTCAGCCGCCCCTGCTTTTGGATTTTCCTCACAATTCACATTACCCACAGACCCTTTTTGTCTGCGTGTCATATCGTTTTGGAATAGTAACGTAAATAATGACCTAGCTGCTTACGACAGTAATGTTATGTTTAAAGTTGAAGGCAGAAAGGTTTTGAGCAATGAAGACACTTGCAACATTGTTTACATTGGCAGAGAAGAAGACACAGAACAGTACGACGCTTTGCTTTCAAGCACGATAGCGCATCGTCTGGCATCAGATGTTGGATACGCGATCACTGGCAGTAACTCTATAGCGCAACAAATGTTTGCATTGTATGAGCAAAGATTAAAAGAAGCCAAGGGAGTTGACAGTATGGAGGGCTTCCCAGAGCAACCACAGGCAGACGATTTCACAAATATTAGGTTGTAAGTATGGCAAGAATATCCAGCATTATTACAAACTTTCGGGCTGGTGCTATCTCGCCTCGCCTTGAAGGGCGTATTGATTTAGATAAATACAACCAAGCAGCAGAAACATTGGAAAACATGATTGTGTTCCCTCAAGGGGGCATAACAAGAAGACCTGGAACTACCTTTGTCGGATCGTCAAAAGATGGTGAAAGAGTCAGGCTTATTAACTTTGAGTTTTCTGATGAACAGGCTTATGTGCTTGAGTTTGGGTCAAGTTACATAAGGGTTTATAAAGATGGCGGCATTGTAACAAACGCCACAAAAACCATTACAGCTATTACAAAAGCTAATCCTGCTGTTGTTACTGCAAATTCACATGGCTTTAATAATGGCGATAGAGTTTTTATCAAAAGCGTTGTCGGCATGACACAGGTAAATAATTTAGAGTTTACGGTTGCTGGGAAAACAACAAATACATTTCAATTATCAGGCGTAAATAGCACTAACTATGATACTTATTCAAGTGCTGGAACAGCCGCAACTATTGTAGAAATTACAACACCTTATCTTGCCGAGCATGAAATATTTAGTCTTAATTATGCGCAGTCAGCGGATACGTTGTTTTTAGCTCACAAGAGCCATGAGCCAGCGAAGTTGGTAAGGACTGCCGCTCATAATGGGTGGACGTTATCAGATATTGATTTTGTGGATGGCCCATATCTTGATGAAAACATCACAACCACGACATTGTACGCATCTGCAAACACAGGAACGGTAACAATCACAGCGTCAGCTAGTTTGTTTGCCAGCACAGACGTTGGAAGACTTATTAGATTTAGAGAGGTTGTAGAGGCAGAGCATGACGCATGGGCTACTAGCACAAGCTACGCACAGAATGTTTTGGTGCGTCATGGCGATAATGTTTACAAAAAGGTTGACACTGGAAGTGATACAAGTGGATCAACGCCCCCTGTTCATACACAAGGCCAAAAAGTCTATGGCAGTATAACATGGGAGTTTCAACATAGTGGTTTTGGTCACGTTAAAATAACTGGGTTTACAAGTGCTACTGTTGTAACTGCGCTTGTCAAAAATACAAATTCGGCAGGAGCTTCAACAGGATTTTTACCAGCAAGCGTTGTTGGCAGTTCAAACGCAACAACCTTGTGGTCACTTGGCAGTTTTAGCGCGACTACGGGCTTCCCAAGGGCGTTGGGCTTCTATGAGGAGCGTTTATACTTTGCTGGCACGACAAGCCAGCCACAGACGATATTTGGCTCAGTATCGGCTGATTTTGAAAACCACACTCCTGGAACTTTAGCTGACAGTGCAGTTAATTTTACAATAGCATCTGACCAAGTAAACGTCATCAAACACCTTTTGCCAGCAAGATTTTTACAAGTTTTAACCACAAGTGCAGAGTTCACGCTATCTGGTGGCACTGGTTCAACCCCAGTATCTCCAACAAATGTAAACGTGCTGCGTGAAACTACTTTTGGTAGTTCAGACATAAGGCCGTTGAGGGCTGGAAACAGCACTATCTTGCTTCAGAAGGGGCAGGAGAAAGTAAAAGAAATAACATTTGATTTAGATACAGATGGCTTGCTTGGGATTGATTTAAGTATATTAGCCGATCACTTGCCTAGAGGTGGTCTGACAGACATGGTATGGCAGCAAGAGCCAGAGCTTATTGTCTGGTTTGTTCATAGCGATGGCAGATTAATTGGCCTTACATACGATAGAGCGAATGGTGCTGTAGGATGGCATGAGCATCCGATTGGTGGAGTAAGTGGTCACGCAACAATTACAGTAAGCGACTATGCGAATATAGCCGTTGGCACAACATTGGTTTTAACAAAAAGCGATGGCACAACTGTTACATTTACATCAGAGGCCGCTGGCAGTTCTGCGCCATCATCAACGCTTGGATTTAGGCCAAATACAAATAATGACACAACAGCAGATAATATTTTTACTGCCATCAATGCTCATGCTGATTTTACAGTTGAAAACCCAGCATCAAATATAGTTACCATAAAAGAAACCTTACCCACTGCTGGCGGTTTACTATCCATAAAAAGCTCTGATGAGGTGAGGCTTTTTGCAAGCGGTCAAGCAAGAGCAATCGTTGAAAGCATCACAGCTATTCCAAGTGGGTCTGAAGATCAGGTTTATGTTTCTGTAAAGCGTGAGATTAATGGAAGCACTGTTAGGCATATTGCTTTTATTAATTCGATATATTTTAACGATCAAATCACACAAGCATTTTTTGTTGATAATGGTTTAACTTATCAAGGCGTATCAACATCCACAATATCAGGGCTAAATCACCTTGAGGGCGAAGTTGTCTCAATACTTGCAGATGGATCAACACACCCAGATAAAACCGTGACTAACGGTACGGTGACATTAGATAGAAACACAACACACGCTCACATTGGATTTGGCTATAAATCATTGGTCAAAACACTAAGGCTTGAGGGTGGTGCAGAGGACGGTGTATCTCAGGGCAAAATAAAAAGGATACATGGTGTAACCGCTAGGTTTCTAAACACGGTTGGCGCAGAGATAGGGCCAGATATAAACAGCTTAGATAGATTACCATTCAGAGATAGTAGTATGGCTATGGATGAGGCTGTGCCTTTGTTCACAGGCGATAAAGAAGTTTCGTTTCCATCAGGATATGACAATGACGCACAAATTGTGATACAACAGTCTCAGCCATTGCCTATGACAATATTGGCTATAATGAGAAGGTCAAATACATTCGATGCTTAGTATTGAGAAAATGACTCGGTTTCATATAGATAAAATCAAAACGCCATTTGAGATTGGACAGTCATACAAAGATGTTTTTATCAATGATGCTAGCTCCCCATCTTATGCTGGTGTTGTAAATGATGAGGTTGTGGCTGTAGGTGGCGCAAGCGTTATGTGGGATGGCGTTGGCGAGGCTTGGTACATGGTAAGTCAAGAAGGTTTATTAAGACCTTACATGATAGCCAAATATGCAGGAATAATGTTAGATCACATACAAGAGGATTTTCATTTACACAGATTGCAAGCAAGCGTTAGGGGGCAAGACAAGATTGCAAACAGATTTGTAAAATGGCTTGGCTTTAAGGAAGAAGGCGTTATGGAGCGATACGGCCCTAATAAAGCAGACTACATAAGATACGCGAGGTTGGTGTAATGGATCCATTAACAGCAGCGGCGGTGGCAGCAGCAGCAACATCAAGTGTTATTGGCTTCACAGGTGGGAAAGGGGCCGCAAAGTCAGCAGCAGCAATCGGTGAATATAATGCTAAACTTGCAGAACAAGAGAGAGATTTAGTCAGGAAGCAAGCGGCTCAAACTGATGTTAATGTACGCAGACAGGGAGAACGTATTGCCTCAACGCAAAGATTGGCAACTGCTGCATCTGGTATCCAAATGGCAGGATCACCAATGGAAGCGTTAGCTGATACTTATTTTGGTATAGAACAAGATTCGTTGCAGATTGCTTTTTCTGGCGATTTAGCTGCCAATAGAAAAATAGCTGAAGCGGCTCTTGCAAGGGCAGGGGGACAAGCAAGAAAGTCTGCATTGATGACACAAGCATATTCAACCTTAATAGACGGTGCTGGCAAGTCAGCAACCTTATTGTCATAGGGGTAATTAATGGTAAGGATTCCACTTTATAACAAAGGATTAGGGCCGTCACAAACAATCCAAGCTACATCTGTTGGGCCAAGAGCAAGTTCTGGTGTGTTTGAAGCTCCAGGCAGGGCTGTTATGCAAGCGGGTCAATCTGCTGCACAAACAGCATTTAATTTTGGAATGAAGCAAAAAGAGGCAGAAACAAGAAAAGAAGGTGACAATTACTTTGTTGCTTTTTCAGAAGAAGCAGAGGCTTTTAGAAGAGACAACAAAGACACTGATACAGATGCGTTTCAATCAAACTTTAAAAAATTTAGCGACAAAAAATTAAAAGAAATAGACCAAAGAAAAGATTTAACAAACTCCCAAAGGGAAAGCATTAAGCAATCTCTTAGCTCTACAATATTGTCTCAAAATTTTAAGGGTCAACAAGAGTCCTTTAGGCGTGGGCAAATTGTAAGAACAACAGCGGCAACAGATGCCCTTGCTCTGAAGATCAAGCAAGCATCTATGGTTCCACCTAATCATCCAGACAGAATTAGAATATCGGCAGAAATAGATAAACAATTAGATCAAAATGCTGTTGATGGGTTGAGAACTGGCTACAGTAAGCAAAGCATAAAATTAGGTTTTGAATCTCTTGATTTTGAAAACAGAATAAATGCTTCTGACACTGATGAGCAATTTTCCGCTATTGAGAGAGATTTAGACAAATCAGGCCAATCAGCCAGCGCAAGATCAGCATTTAGAAACAAAATAACAACTAGGAAAAGAGAACTTAAAAGTAAGTCGTATGATCTTGCTATAGGTCAAATCACAAGTTTGGCTGTGGATTTTAGAGATAAAGAAGAAATTGCAAATGCAATAATGAAAGGAATTGAGTATCAGGGCGTTGACAATAGCGGGAAAGAGGTAATCTTTAACACCTCTGGGTTGGACAATGGGCAACGCTTAAATTTGGTAAATGCTGTCGCAAATCCCTTGTTCAAAGATTTGACTGACACAATTCAACAAGAAATGACCAATGAAATCTCTGACACATCAAACCCTATTCTTGCAATTAGAAGATTTAGAGACCCAAGGACTCTTGCAGAAAATAATAAAACTCCTGAAGATGTAGCAACAGCGTCTGTAGAGGCAGCAGAACAGCTAACGCAACAGGGGGCAAACTTTTTAAGAGAAGGAAAAATAGAACTAGCTGAACAAAATTTTTCTAAAGCAACAGAAATACTTGAAACCACACAGATGCCAAACGGAAGGCTTTTAAGTAGGTTTGATAAGGTAGGTGATAAGGCCGCAAGAACGGCTAGTTCTATCTCAACAGCAAGAGCAACTCTTAAAAAAGAACAACAATCACAACAAAGAATTTCAGCTTTAAGTACAGAAGCAAATAAAGGAAACTTAGTAGAGGCGTACAGACTTCTGCCAGATAGCAAAAAGAAAGAGTTTGACTCTGTTATAGAAATAAAGATGCAAGAGCTTGATGGCGACCCCCAAGCCCAAATGGATTTTTTGTCTAAAAACGGCGTTATTTACGAAGGTTTTAAAAATAAACTTGAAACTGGTAGACAAAACCTTCAAACGCCAGAAAAAACAACGCTGGACGATTCCGACAGAGAGGCTATTTCAATATATAGGAATTTGTCATTAAGACAGGCACTTTTGACAGAACACATAAAAGGCGATGACTTAACATGGTGGAGAAGTTTTGAAGTTCTCTCAGATACATTTGGTGACGAACAATCTCTTATGATGATGAAGAGACAAATACCAGATATAAAATTACAGCTATCTGAAAAGTATGTTGATGAACAAATGACAGAGACAGACCAAAAAATTACAGAGGTAGATTGGTGGCCCTTTGACAAAGCCGCACCACAAAACACTGGGTACATCAAAAATGAAATTAAAAAATTAGCAATGGAATATGTTAAATATGGCATAGGGCAAGAGAAAGCACTGTCTATTGCTGGTGAGCAATTTGCTTCAAGTCATATGTTTATTGGAAACGCAATTACACCAATTATGCCAGAGTTTAATAAAGAAAACGGAGTTTTAAAAAACATAGAAACAATAGCTACTGTTGTTATTGATGACTTTGTGACAAACAATAAAGAGTATTTAGAGCAATCAGATTTATCTGCTACTGATCTCTCTTTACTTCCGTTTCCTGGAACTGCTGATAACTTTTTAATTGTTGTTGATGGTGGCAGAGCCTTACAAGACAAAGACGGACAATACACAACTCTTAATCAAGAGGCGTTATTAAAAGTCGATATAAGCAAGGAAAGGCTTAAGTCTGTAAATGAACAAATTAAAAGAACATTTATAGAAATTCAAGAGGGACAAGACAAAGACTCCCCTGCGTACCCACAAATCCCAAGCGTTCAAAACTTAGAATTAATGTAATGGCAGAAGAAAAACAAAAATTTATAAGACCGTCTGGAAGGGTTCCCGTTGGAAGCCCTGAGTTTCGAGCTTTTTCGATTGCTGAATCAGAAAGAAAAGCTGAAGAAGAAAAAGTAGGCTTCAAAGAGTTTGTTAGCACTACGATGGAAGAAGATTATCTGCATAATTATATGTTTGCTGGTCGAGAAGAATTTGAACCAGACATGAAGCTCTTGAGAGATGGACTAACAAAAGATCAATTTTCATCCTTAACTAAGGATATTCCAGAAGAATATCACGATTATTTAGAGGATATAGTTAGTCTGCCTCATGCTGAAGCAATGCGAAAAGACATTTTTCGCAGATTGGATAACGAAAAGAAACTTTCTTCTTGGGGCTGGGAAGGTGCGGCATTAAGAATTGGACTTAACATTGGTGACCCTGGAGCAATAGCCGTTACATTAGCCACAGAGGGCGTTGCTGCTCCACTAATATGGTCGCAAAAAGCAACTCGCATTTCAAGAATAGTAAAAGGTGCGGTAGCTGGAATGGCCTCAAACGCAGCTATAGACGGATACATAGCCTCTCAAAGTCAAACAAGAGATGCGTATGATGTTTTATATTCAACTGCTGCCGCTGGTCTTTTCGGTGGGGCTATAGGCTCTTTTAATTTTGGTAAAAATCGAAACCCGAATGACCCTGTTGTAAAAGCGCATCAAAATCATTTAGCAGCAGTAGAAAAAGCACAAGCAGAAGATATTGCAAGGGATGCAAAAAGAGAATTAGTCGATGGTGATACAAGTGTTGGCGCAGCGACAAACCCACTAAGCCCAGCACCTTTAATGGGAACGCTTAGAAATGGTGTAGACCTAGATGCGGATGACATAGAGATGCAAGAGTCTATGTTTGACCGTTTGCTTGGTGTTGTGCCGCGAATTGATATGACCGGATACTTATTAAGTTCAAAGAATCCGTTTTTTAACAGGCTTGGTCAAATACTTGGAGAAGATGCTGTAGGCGCAAGAAACGGTGGAACCGTGAATATTCAAAGCACAGCAGACATTCTTAAAACAAACATAATGAAAGGACAGTTTGCTGAGTTCTATTCAGATTACAAAGTCCAATACAAAGATTGGGTTACGTCTACAAAAACAGGATTGTTTAGAAAACAAAGGCTTTCTAATCGTAGAGAATTTGGTGAGTTGATTGCTGACGCTATAGAAAACCCAAATGGGGAGTTTCATCCAGCAGTTAAAAAAATGGCAAAAACTAATGCAAGGCTTTATGCACAGTTGCTAGATGAGGCAAAAGCCAACGGAGTAAAAGGCTTTGAGAGCATTCCTAAAAACTTGACCTATTTTACACACAGATGGAACAAGTACAAGTTCCAAGAAATGCGTCAAGTGCATGGAGACATAGCTGTAAAAAGGCTTTTATCTCAAGGTCTTGCGAGGGGAACGCCTGATTTATCAGAAGACGCTGCTGATAAACTTGCTGAAGCTATGTATTCAAAGATTAGGTCTGATACGGCTGGTTTAGACTCTGGGTTTAGTCGCTTGTTTACTGCCGAAAGCAGAGAGACTTTGAAAGACATTATGCTTGAGGAAAAATTTGGAAAAATTGACGCTAAAAGCGGTCAGTTCAAAGAGTTTTCCGAAGCAGAAGTTGACTCCTTGCTAGATTTATTCAAACAAAAAGATACGGGCTTGCCTTCATATGCTAAAGGGCGATTGAAGTTTGACATGAATACTGAGATTGAATGGGGCAACACCACCTTGTCTCTTAAAAGTTTGCAAGAAAGAGATGCCGAACAAGTTTTCACTATGTACGGAAACGAAATGGCTGGGCGTATTGCACTTGCAAAAAAAGGCATAAAGTCAGAGACAGACTTTGTGAAAGAGATAAACAAAGGCAGGGCATACGGTGAAAATGAAGGCATATCTGAGGATGTGTTTAACAAAGAAGCTGAAGTGTCGCAAATTATGTATAACATGATAATTGGCAGACGACCAAATCCACAATACGATCCCAACTCAAAACCTATGAAGATTGTTCGCTTGGTTCAAGATTACAACTTTTTGCGACTTATGGGGCAAGTTGGGTGGGCACAATTTGCAGAACTTGGCAACGCATATAATGTAAATGGTTTTAGGTCAATGTTGAGGGCGGTTCCTGAATATAGAAAAATGCTGAAGAGAGGAGTAGATGGTAAAATTGAAGACCCTGTTTTAAGAGACATAGAATCATTTTACGGAACTGGGTCGGATCGTATGATTCAACAGATGATTAATCGTTTAGATTACATAGAACCAACAGGGCAAATAGATCAAAGAGCGTTTTTAAACAGACTACAAGTTAGAACAGACCAACTAAAGCGCATTCAAGCAGATGTGTCTGGCATGGCTCCAATAACCTTAATGTTAGAACGTGGCACAGCTAGAGTAGTTGCGCAAACAATAGCTGATCTTGCTTTCAAAAATGCAAATTTAAGCATGAAAAGACTTAATTCTTTAGGACTTGGAAAACAGATTGTTGATGGTGAAGAGATAGATTTTGGCAAAATTGTTTTCGATGCAATCAAAGAACACGCCACATTAGAAAATTCATCAATATTTCAAGCTAAAAAATTAAGAGAATTAAATCTTGAAAACTGGCCTTCAGAAGCTAGAGAGGCTTTTGGAGTAGCACTTGCACGTTGGACAAGAAGAACAATTCAACAAAATGATGTTGGAAATTTGTCACGTTTTATGACTAAACCTTGGGGTCAGGTTATCAGTCAATTCAGAACATTTCAAATAGTATCTCATTCAAAGCAGTTGCTCCATAATCTTTCGATGAATGATACAAGAGCGTATTTAGCAATGACATTTTCTGCAATGACAGCAGGGGCCGCATATTTGGCGCAGCAAAATGTTAAGATGATTGGTATGAGTGATAGGGAAAGAAGAAAATACAAAGAAAAAACATTGGGAAAAGATTTTGATGATGTGGTAATAACCGTTGCAAAAGCTGGTTTTTCAAGGTCTAGTTGGTCTGCTTTTATTCCAAGCACTGTTGATACAGCCGCATTTTTCTTTGCAGATGATCCTATCTTTTCATACAGAACAACAGGGCTAGGGCAAGACTTTCTAGGTGGCATACCAGCAGTTCAGGCTTTCAATAGAGGCGTTAATGCTGTTTCTGGTTCAACAAGGGTACTAAGCCCATTTAGCGATCAAGAGGCTACAGAGGGTAAAGCAAGGGCAGCTTTAAGTTTGTTACCATTTCAAAACGTAACAGGAATAGGTAATGTTCATAGATACATTGCAGAACAGTTCCCAGATAAATGATTGTATGTTAATATGCAAAACTGTTGGAGATTGAAAAATGACAGTTAGTAGCGCAACCACCAGAAACAGTTACAGTGGCAACGCCAGTAACGATACGTTTGCCTATGGTTTTAAGATATTTGACGATGATGATATTACAGTCATTATTCGTACAGATTCTACTGGTGCGGAGACTGTTAAAACAAAGACAACCCACTACACTGTAACAAATGTAGGGAACTCAAGTGGTGGTAATGTTGTTTTTACATCAGGCAATATACCAGCAAGCGGTGAGACAATTGTGTTGCTGCGCACAACAGCAAGGACGCAGCTAACAGACTATGTTGCAAATGACCCATTCCCAGCAGAAACGCATGAAAATGCCCTTGATAAGCTGACATTTATTGCCCAAGAACTACAAGAAGAGGTAGGGCGTTCACTCAAACTGTCACAAACAAATACTATTGCAACAGCACAATTTACCGTTGGTGCAACAGCCAGAGCCAACAAAATCCTTGGTTTCGACACAAATGGCGATCTTGCCATTTTTCAAGAGATTGGAACTTTTAAAGGGACAGACGCAACAACCACAACAGCAGCATATATCGAACGTGACATTGTAAAATCAACAACAACAGCAGAGTTGAACAATGTGTACATAGCCCTGCAAGACTCGCCAGTTGGAACCGCGCTAACAAATACAACTTATTGGGCTTTGCTTGTTGACGCCGTATCAGCCGCCGCATCAGCCACGGCTGCGGCTGCTAGTGCCGCAACTGCTTTAACCCATAAAAATGGTGCTGAAACCGCAAAGACTGCTGCTGAATTAGCCGAAACAAATGCTGCTGCAACATTGACTACATTTCAACGACAATACCACGGCGCAGCAAGCTCTGACCCATCGTCAAACCTAGATGCGGGAGATTTGTATTTCAACACAAGCTCTGGCAACATGAAGGTGTACAACGGAAGCGCATTTATTGACGTTGTTTCCGCTGTGGGTAACTTAGCTAATGTTGTTGAGGACACGACCCCGCAACTTGGCGGTAATTTAGATACCAATAGCCACAATATTCTAATAGATGATGCACATTTCATTGCTGATGAAAACGGCAACGAACAGATAATATTCCAAACAACTTCAAGTGCGGTCAATCAATTTGACATTACAAACGCTGCCACTGGCAATGCGCCAGAGATCAGCGCAACTGGCGGCGATACAAACATTAGCTTGAAACTGACACCAAAGGGATCAGGACAAGTTTTACTTGATGGCAATGTTGGCATCGAAACAGGCGTTATTGACCTTAAAAATGGCGGCTCAGAATCAAACATAAAATTTTATTGTGAAGTGTCCAATCAACATTATGTCGAACTAAAATCGCCAGCACACGCTGATTATAGCGGTAACATAACTGTTCTTTTGCCTGTCACAGCCGGAACATTAGCACTGACCTCACAAATACCAACATCAGGAATTAGCAGCGGCAATGTAGCAACATTTGGAAGCGGTGTTGTTGATAATGACTTTTTGAAAGTGAACGGCACGACAATCGAAGGTCGGTCAACGTCAGAGCTAGCGTCTGATATTGGGGCGGCTACTGAGGATACCATTGTGGCTTTGAGCATTGCGCTTGGATAACAGGAGAGAATAGATGGCAAATACATTTAAAGTGGTATCTCATGATGTGATGCCAGCAAGCTCTGGAACACCAGAGGACTTGTACACAACCCCTAGCTCAACAACTACCGTTGTTCTGGGCATGGTGCTGGCAAACGTACATACAAGCCAGGTAACAACAAGCGTCAAGCTAGTGAGTGACACCAGCGGTGGTGGCAGGGCAGCAACAAACACAACAACTTTTCTGTTGAAAGATGCGCCTATCCCGGTGGGCGGCTCACTTGAGATACTGGCTGGAAATAAGGTGGTTCTTGAAACAACCGACAAAATCCAAGTTGATTGCTCGGTTGCAGATAAAACCTCAGTCACCATGAGCATTATGGAGATAACCTGATGGCTTACATTGGCAAAGGCGTTATAGGCGTTGAGCATCCTAGCACCTCTGCGCTGACTGCTACATCAGTCACATCTACTGGTGCGGTTTCTGGAACAACAGGCACATTTTCTGGCGCAGTTAGCGGAACAAGTCTTACTGGTTCAACATCACTCAAGACACCATTAATTGAGTTTACTGATGGTGATGATGCTATAACTATTGCAGATGGTGGGGAGGTTTCATTTTCACAGCCTTTTGCTGTCAATCCAAAATTACAAGGCAGTCCTGTGAGTTTGTCTGGTTTGGCTAACAAAGACTTTACAATACCATCAGGCACAAACAGATTTACTGTGACTTTAGATGACGTATCTGGGCCAACTAGCGGTAATTTAGAAGTAAGACTTGGAACCTCGGGTGGCATTATTTCAAGTTCAAGTTACGTAAACCACAACTCAAATGGTACAGCCGGAAATTCATTTGAGGGTTATGGCGAAACTGCGACAGAATTTTCATTAACTGCATGGACAGCCAACGCAGCAAAAATGACTGGCACACTGCAATTCACGCATTTTGGCGGCAATTTTTGGTTCATGGATTCATCTATTTTTTCACCGCCTTATAACGCTTATTTTATTGCGTGGCGTGGTAAAATTTCTCTTGGGGCTGAATGTACGACAGTTAGGATTTTTCCAGCAACAGGCAATTTTGATGATGGCAATGCTAATCTCTTACTAGGGTAGGAACAAATATGGCAAACTATAAAAACATTTCTAGCGATAGACCAACGGTTGAATTGGCTGTTGAAGAAACGGCTAATGCTATATTGCAAGCAAGTGATTGGACACAATTATCTGATAGCGGTTTGACTTCAGATTGTGTAACGGCATTTAAAACATATCGTGCGAGTGTACGCACTATTCGCAAAACAAACCCAGCCAATCCAACTTGGCCTGATGCGCCAGAAGAGGAGTGGAGCTAATGCCATA